AAAAGGCGAACGAATCGAAATTGATGGCGGCGACCAAACCGAATTAGTATTGATTAGTCCAGATGGAACCAAGTACAAACTCAGCGTTGACAATTCAGGAAATCTCTCCGCGAACTCAGTCACATAGACAGGCGTGGCAAGATCACTGGGAATGGTGCAAGCCATTGGTGTCATCTTGCTTAAAATATCAAGAAGAATATGAGATACTTGATGTTGAGCGTGGCATAGCGACAGGAAAGCTGATGTTATGGCCTCACCCGAACCAACAATCTTGCATTGTCACAGAACTGGTTGACTTCCCACAATACCGAGCCATGAACTTATTGTTCTTGGCTGGAAAGATGTCTGATTGTGAGGACATGTTGGAAGCAGTCACCACCTTTGCCCGCATTGCCGAGTGTAAGAAACTCTTTGGCGGTGGCAGAAAAGGATGGCAAAGATACGCAACACGACACGGATTTAAAAAAGAACACATTATAAGTAAAACATTATGAGCAAAGGCGCAGCAACAGCAACCACAGAACTTGATCCACAATTAAAGGAAAAGTATTTAGAAACGTACTCTGGTATTAAGAGTGCAGCAGAAATTCCATTTACGCCATACACAGGCGATTTGGTCTCAGGATTTAATCCCGATCAAATGGATGCTTTTGCAGCCACGAGAGGCATGTTTGGCGATGCAATGAGCTACAACCCAAGGGGTGAGCTTGCGAGCATGGCAACTGGCCCACTGGACATTTCTCAGTATCAAAATCCTTACCAGGAACAAGTCATTGATGCTTCAATCAATGATTTAAATCGTGCAAGACAACTGCAACAAATGGGCGCACAAGATCGTGCCATTCAAGCGGGTGCTTTTGGCGGTTCCAGATCGGGCATATTAGAAGCTGAGAGTGACAGGGCTTTTTTCGATTCTGTCGGCAGAACTGCGGCTGGATTAAGATCGCAAGGATTCGACAAAGCCAGTCAGCTCGGCATGATGGATCGTGATTACAGAACAGGCATACAATCAGGCATGTTGGGCGATCAATATAGAACGCTCGGTTTACTTGGTGGCATTGGCGGTCAACAACAAGGTCTCGGTCAAGCGGGTCTCGATGCACAATTCGGTGAGTTTGCCAGAGGCGTTGATTATCCACTCAGACAAGCGGGCTTGTTGTCATCAGCCATCTCAGGGTTGCCATTTGAGGGGCAAACGACACAAAGGAAGTCCACAGGTGTTGGCGATGTCTTGGGCGGATTGCTTGGACTCGGTACTGCAATGGCTGTCGGTGGTGTCGGGCCATTCGGTGCTGGCGGAAGGTGGGGCTAATGGCATATACACCTTTTAAATTTCCACAACGACCAACGGTTCAGCAAACCTTGTCAAGAACGCCTGGTTATTTCGGTCAACTTGATATGCAAGTGCCAACTGGCCCAGCAACACAGAATCAAGGCATGTTGCCGAGTGCAACGCCCAATGCCATGCCAAGAAATCAAAAGGCAGCAATCATCATGGGTGCTTTGTCTGACATGTTCAGAGGGCAAGACCCCACGCAGAATACGATTGCTAGACAACAGCAGTTTATGGTTCAAGACCAAATGCAAAGACAAAAAATGCTAGGTGATAAGGCTTATGAGCATGTTATGAGAACAACTGGTAACGAAAATATGGCAATACTAGCAAGAGAAAACCCATCCATAGCACTGCAAGCACCAGAATACAAAATACAACAACTGCAAGATGGCAACTATTACTATGTTGATCCAACTGGCAACAAACCGCCAACACCAGTTTCAACAAACATAACACCAGTGAGAGACCCTAAAGTTATTTCTGACTTAGAAAACCAGCTTAGAGATGAATTTACAGACGGCTCTGGTGAGTATATTAAGGTCAGAGATGCTTACTCTAGAGTTGATGCAGCGGGTAAAGACCCAAGTGCTGCGGGCGACTTGGCGTTGATTTTTAACTATATGAAAATGCTTGATCCTGGCTCTACTGTTAGAGAAGGCGAATTTGCAAATGCACAAAACTCTGCGGGCGTTGGGCCAAGGGTGCAAGCGATGTATAATTCAGTTTTAAATGGTCAAAGGTTGGCTGATACACAAAGGAACGATTTTTTAGATAGAGCAGATATGCTTTACCGCGCGGCATTTAGAGGTCAGAAACAGCTAGTCAAAACCTACACAGGATTAGCAGAAAGGAATAAGGTAAATGTTGATAATGTTGTAATCGATTACGAATCTTCAGTTTCAGATATTGCTTTTGCAAACCAAATAAAAAATATGGCATTAAGCGAGTTGCAAAATTATGACAAGTCTGATTTGAGTGAAAAACAAAAAAACATTTTAGATGAAATAATCAAAATTAAAATGATTCCAGACAATAATGCTGGTTTAACGCCTAACACAGACGTAAACGCTATCCTTGAAAAATACAGCTAATGGCAACTCTACAAGAATTAGAACAAGCTCTAATCAAAGCTGATGCAGCTGGAAATGTAGAGGATGCAAAAGTACTCGCTGATGAAATAAAAAGAATACGCGCATCACAACAACAGACCCCCCCACAAGAAGAATCATTCTTAGATAGAAGAATTGATGATTTTACTAGCGGCTTAAAAGCCACTGGTTCTGGTGTTGCAAAAGGTGTGGCTGGTATTGCATCTCTTCCTGGTTTAGTCGAAAGAGGCATGACTTATATTCCAGGCATGGATCAAGGCATTTTAAAAGATGTCATTGGCACTGATTGGGGCGAACAAAGCATCGGAAAATCACAAAGCGGAAAGTATATTTTTCCAGGCTATCAAGATATAAAGCGAAACCTCGATGCTGTCGGTGCTGGCCCTGTATTAGACTATGAGCCTGAATCAATGCTTGGTCAGTTCCAACAAACGGGTGCTGAGTGGGCTACTGGTGGATTGCTATCAAAACCAGCTTTAATGCCAAGAATGGCTGGAATAAGCACAGGCGGTGGAATGATTGCCGAAGGCACAGAACAATTAACAGGAAGCGAGGTTGGTGGTGCTGCTGCTGGCATTGGTTCAATGATACCAATACAGATGATTTCTGGAATGAATAGAAGCAACGCTTCTCGTATGTTGCAAGATGCTTTATCAGGCTTAGATGATGCAAGTCGAAAGAAAGTTTTAAGCGATGCCGTAGAGCTTGAGAAATTTGCAAGACAAATTGGTATTCCATTAACGGGCGCAGAGTCGATTGGAACACAATCGATGCTTGATTTGTTGGATTTAACAAGGCAAAACAGGTATGGCGCACCGATCATGGATGACTTTTTGCGAGGCAGACCCGATCAAACAATGGATGCAATCATGGGTTCTCTTGACTCGCTTGCAAAAAAACCAACAAGCTCAAAAGAATGGGCAGAAAAAGTACAAGAAGTTGCCGAACAATACATAAAAAGAGCGCAACAAACAAGGACAGCAAAATCACAGGCAGCGGGATATACGGCTGCCGATACAGATGTGGTTTCTCCAACATTGGTAAACAATATCATTAGAAACATTGACGAGGCGATGAAGGCATCAAAGCCTGGTGAGCCTGTTTATAGAAAACTAGATGAGGTGAGAAAAAGATTGATCTCACAGCCAGCCAAGAAAGGAAAGGTACTCGATGCAAGCGGACAAGCAACAACCACCCCACCAGTTCCAGAAATAAGAATGGTTATATTGGATGGCATAAGAAAAGACCTTGATGAAGTCATACAACTTTCAGGAAACCCAAATGCAAAAGAAGCCGTTAAAAAGATTGTAAGCTCATCAATAAGACCGATTGTAAATGACATTGATGAAGTGCTTTTGACAAACCCTAATTTTCAAGCGGGCAGAGAGATGTTTGCGAAAGAAAGTGAAATGGTTGTCAATGTCTTGGAAAAATACATGGGCGCATTTAATAAGGCGAACATCAAGCCTACTGCAATCACAAAACTTGTCTTTGATCCAAAAAATGTCAGCGCAGCCGATGTTAGAAAAATCAGCAAAGTAATGAATGATGCCGATCCTAATATTTTTCCTGAAATTGCAAGAAAATATTTAGACGATGTAATTGAGAGTGCCGCTAAACCAACACAAGGTGGGATCATAAATGTTGGCCCTAAATTTGCCAAAGATGTATTCAGTGGCGGCAACACTGAGCAAAGGGCGGTTTTTATGGCAATGCTTGATGGCGTAGCTGATGCAAAAAACTTAAGTTTTAGCCAAACAAAAGATTTCAAAGTGGGATTTGAAAGGTTAATGAGAGTATTGCAAACAACAGGAAAAATGCCTGGTGGTAATTCTGCAACCTTCCAAAGACAACAAATGGCAGACATGGCAAGCGAATCAACTATAGGTAGAGGGTTAGATATAATTTCAACACAGCCTTTTCAATCGACTAGGAATTTTCTTAGAGAGCTTGTGGAGAAAAGAACCGTTGAAGAATTAGCGAGCATAATGACTTCTCCAAACTCGGTAGAAGAGATAATTAAATTATCAAAAATCGAGCCATCAAGATTACAGGTTTTATTAAATAATGCTTCGGTTTATGGCTCTGCTGGCGCAAGAGAAATGCAACAAGGGATGGGAAACTAAACCAACACCAACATAATCGTCTGAATCACTAGCCCATAAAAAACCACACGAAACATAAACTTGTATCGTTCGATTTCAGACAATAGATTTTCGCGTTCCTTTTGGCTCACTTGGATTCATAATTGGGGGTTTTAGTGAAGTTAGAATCATTCTAAAAAAAAATATAACTTTATTCAAAATTATTTAAAATATCTATTATTTTCAGATAGCCCTGGATGTCATCTTGGGTGTCAACTTTGTTTGGGTTGTTATACAAACGCACTGATTTGAACAACAGCATCATTGTTGCTGCTTTCTCTGGTGTAATATCGACATCAAGCACCCCACTCCACACTTTCGCCAACTGACGAAAGAACCGCATTGGATGTCCGTATTCGAGTCCTTTGGTGTGGATCAGTTCATCCACTTGAAATTCATTTTGTATCATTACAGTTCCTCATCAAATAAATCGGCTTCTGCTTGTCTGCGCCTGGTTAATCCTTCCAGCTCTGTCAGCTCACCTTTGACTCTGGCTTTGTTCCAACGATTGATCTGTTCTGGCACATCTTGATATCTGCCCTCATTCAATCGTTTTAACAATGTACTACTGGCAAAGTTTGTTGGCCCTAAGTTGTAAACAAAACTAACAAGTGCTGCATGTTGGTTCTCGTTCAATGGCACATTCACCATTTGATCGACATAGCCTTCGTATTCTCGCAACTCTTTATCAAGCATTGCCGTTGCAAACTGCTCAGTAATCGAGTCGCCTTCTTTAACGCCTTTTGTATGCCCATAGCCAATCGTGAGTACATCGGCAGCATCTCGATAAGCATTGGTTTCTAATCCTTCAAATTGTTTTATGAGGTTGAGTCCTCTGTTGTTGATTTTGGTCATGTTGACTCCAATTAAGATAATCGCTATGAGAGCGAGAATAAATTTAAGACTCAATCGTCTTGGTTTCAGTAATGATTTGAGGTGTTTCTTCATCGCGTTTTGCAAACTCTTTTTGTAATCGATCCGTTAAAAGGTTTATGTTCAGAGTCAATGATTGCCTCAACAGTCCTTGCTTATGCGTTTCGTCATGTGAACGCAATGCTTCATGGATGTTTTTAAGGTCATTCACCAAATCCCTTTCAGCATCGCTCAGATCGCTTTCAGGTATCTCAACTTCATTGCCCTCTGCGTTCTCATACTTGATGACTGGTATCGGTTCTTCGGTTGCTTCGTTTTTTACTTCTTCGTTCATTGTTGTTCCCATTAGCTTTTCTCCTTATCTTGTTTATTTAGTTCTGCTAGTCGTTTTCTATTCTCAGCACTCTTGATTATCTTGTCGTAAATCCTTCTACGTCTTTTGTTCATAGTCAATCCTTTAACTTCTTCGGGGCAAGTCTCTCGCCATAACCTGTCTAATTCTTTAAGATTCATTGTTGTTCCTTGTCAGTCGTCATAGGCTTTTCCGGTTGCTTTTTCCCACTCCCAAACAGCAGAAGCCGTGCAAAGATTGCTGCCTTCTTTAACGCCTTTGACAAACCAATCCGCAAACTCGCCTTCGTTTTCTTCAAACCAGGCTATGAACTCAGGATCGGTTTTCTTTTTGTGAACGCCCTCAACGTAAGGTCTGGTTGGGTTTAGTTTGTATTCATTCTTCATAATTGCCCCAAGGCTGTTTGCCTCTGTTTTTGTGATATCGTTCTGCCAAGAATTGACGACAAACCCTGTAATATCGAAATAAATTTTTATATGGTTTTTGTCCGTGCCGATGTCTTTCTAAGTCGTTTTCATCTTTCTTCATCATCACATAATTTTTAAAACTAGGATCAAGCTGCATCATTCTTTACCGCCTATTCGTATCTGACCATTCAGATCAAAATGAATCTTGCCCATCTTTGCCAAAAACTGTAAGCGCGGATAAACTGCACCGCGACTCATGCCCATCTCTTTAGCAATCTGATGTTGGGTTGGGGTAAAGCTATATCGCTTATAAAGTTTCTTAATCACTTTGAGTGTTTCAATGGCGTTTTTTTGTCGCCTGTTTTCAATCGATGTCTTCATTTTGAATCTCCTTGATTGTGAGGGTTTTGTTTCGCACAACACGCGCTTCTGTGGCGGGTATGACTTTGGTGACTTCTGGCTTCGCTTTGTATCGCCTAGAACCCCATTTGATCTGAAACTGGCCCGTGACTGCATGATCGTTCTCTTGCATAAGTGTTTTGATCTCAGTCTCTCTGTCATCAATGATTTGTTTTGCGTTCTCGATGATTCGCTTTGAGGCTTGTATGTCCTCAACCTTCATTGCGATCTCGTCTGGAAGCTCAACCAATTTATCCACCGACTCTGACCAAATGATATTGGCATCGATGCTGTTCTCTGGCTCAAAGTATTTGCGAGTCTTTATGCGTTCATCAAAGTCAGTCACGATTTCTTCCAACCACGAACTGAACTCAGGGTCACGTTCGTAAACGTAAACCCTAAGATCAGTCGAAGCATACAAGACCACAACAGCGCACCAGTCTAATCCAGCGCATTCCATAAGCCCCTGTGCTTGGAATTTGCCTCGCCAGTCTGGGAGATCATCGTCTCCATAGTCTCTTGTGGTCTTGGCTTCTAGGATGCCATCACCAGTCAAACGCAGTTCTTTATTATTTGAGGTAAATATGTTTTGCGTTGTATCGGTTTTGACAACCAAGGGGGATTCATCGCCTACCGTTGCCGTTGCGATGCCATCAGGCGATCCAGCAAGCGGTAGTGTTTTGTGTATTAGAGGCTCATCAATATCAAGCTGTGGGTTTTTTAGACCGAGTCTAAGACATGCTTCCTCTAAGATTGGATTTTCCAGGACATCGCCCACTCTCATAAAAAGAGGTTGCTTATCGTCTCGGACGTTTTCAAATCGTGCTGCCCTGATACAGCGATCAAGCAACTCGTTCTTGGTTAGGCCATAAGGGTAGTTAGGATCAAATACCGCTAGACCAGAACACGATAATTGGAAATCTGGGGTTTTTTTTCCAACCATCATTCACCCCCTTTCGTTGCATCAACGATGTCCTCAACAGACCATGTGGTCAACACACGGTTCCAGTTCTTGTCTTGGAAGTCGAAATAATTGATGTATGTCAACCCTGTGTATTCGCCTTGATCAATCTTTCGATACGATGCAATACAATCCACTGGTATCTTGAGACAACCTTTTATTCGTGGCACATATGGGTTAATGTATTTAGGCTTAGATGTTGCATGTTGGTACATGGTACTCTCCTCTCTTTGAGAGCGATTGCGACCATACATCTACCAATGGCATCCTTACAGCAGTAATTGTAAAAGCTGTTAGAACAGTTCCAACTGCCGAATTTACCTTAATATATATTATACGCATATATACAGAGTAAATTTTTTTAGACGATACGGTGCTTTCGCTTGATTTTATTGAGTTTGACAAGGTTTGAGCCTCATCGGTGGGTAATGAATTAGGTGTTTCATAGGAAAAACACCTAAAATAGGGTTCTCGGAGCCAGTTTACCAAGGGGGCAATCACTCGGCATCCCTGGTTAATCGGCGTTCCCGAAGGGTTAAACGGGCATGATCCAATATGCGCTGGGCAATAGCAGCCTTCATTGACATGCGAAGCTCGGCGCGTTTGATGGCCCTTAATTCATCCAATACGTCTTTGAATACATCGATGGCATCATCGAGGTCGTCACTGGTCAGCATTGGGATTTCAAGTCTCTTTGTACCCCACCCAAAATATTCAAGATAATAAATATCCTGATTTTCTGTGTCTGTGGTGGGTAGAGTCATGCCTGTTTTATTCTCCTGTTTTTTCATTGTTTGCCTAATATATTTTTTTTGTTTAAGTTTGGTCAAGATAAATCGTTGGTAATCGATTACCATTTAAGTGTTAATGGATTACCATTTAAGTGTTAATGGATTACCATTTAAGTGTTAA